GATCCAGTAGGAGACTACACAGTTGTTGGTTACAAGAAAAGAGTCCTTCCTCTTGCTTGGTAATGAGTAAACTAAACGAAAATAGGGGAATGCCTGGTGCATTAGGCCAGAGAGACTTCGCTAGAGGTCTACCTTTTTATGGAACAAAAGGCGACTTTAACTTTACCACAGGTAGAAGCCAATTTACGCCAGGAGTTTCTGTAAAACAGGCACCACTCACCGATATGTCGGTCAAAGGAGATCCTGGATTTACTCCATTCGATATTAAACTAAGCACCCTAAGAACTTTCTTTAAGCCTGGTGATAGAATTCGTGGAGTGATAGTCAACTCTCAAACAAAAGGAGAGCCTAGAGTTATTACGGGCAAGCTTCACAAGTTGCTTCCAAATTACAAAAACGGAAGCGTTCGTGCATGGATAAGAGATCCAAAGACGTTAAAGCTCACCGAGGTATACATCGACACAATAGAACGAATCTACGAAAGTAGAGCAATGAGTTTCGAGCAATTCATTAACTCCTAGAACCATTTTCATTTTTTCGATATAATATAATAAAGAATTGTGTTATGACCGAAGGAATAAACGAAGAAGAAGCTGCTCGTTTTCTAAACCAAATAGACCAAGCCAGCGGAGTCAATCAAATCAAACCCGTCGTTGAGGAAGTAGAACAAAAACCAAAGAACTTAGGAGTCGTTGCCAACTACTCAGAACTTACTGAGCTTTCCGGTGCAGCCGAGTCTTCTTGGAAGATATTGGATCTTAGGGGACTTCCATCAAAGGGAATGTTTTATCCTGATGGAGCTGAACTGTTATTGAGACCTGCAAAGACCAAAGAGATACGACACTGGTCCACAATCGACGAAAACGACCCGATTGACGTTAGGGAAAAGATAAATTTCATTCTCAATGCGTGTACCAAGTTTACGATAAAGGGAGGACGACCTCTAAACTTCAACGATTTCTTAGAAGTAGACAGATATCACATTCTTTTCAGGATATATGAACTTACTTTCCCTAATCAAGAAAACAAGCTTTGGGCAAACATTAAGTGCGACAATGAAAGATGCGGACACGTAAATAGGATACAAGTAGGTAGTCAAAACCTGAAGGGATTTGAATGTCCTCCTGAATTAATCAAATGGTATTCCCAAGAGGAGAAGTGTTTTAAGATAGTTTCTGAAAAATTACAGGAAACAATCAGGATATTTTTGCCCACCTTTGGCGTAGACACAAAGCTTCGCCAGCGAAAAAATACGGAGACTTCCCAAGGAATCGAGATAGACGATGCTTTCTATGAGTTTGCTCCATATTTAATTGACAACTGGAGAACATGTGATCAGGCATATCTCACTGGATTAAAGTTCGGATCTAACAACTGGCCACAAAACAAGTTCGTATTCATTCATAAGTTTACCAAATCGCTAAAGGAGGCCAGTCTCAATAAGGCTGGCTGTAAGTGTGAAAAATGCGGTAACATCACGGAGAGCCACATTTTTTTGGCAGGAAGCTTCACTGTTAAAGATATTTTCATTATTTCAGCTGGACTTGATGAACTTATTTGAGTTAAACACTCGATTAGCGGTGAAGCTTAATCAAAGCTTTGAAACACTTTACAACCTAGACTATAACGAATACTCTCTGATCCTTAACATCGTAAATAAGGATACTGAAGAGGCTAACAAGTCAATGAGTACTGATTTTATACCGGATGCTCCTAGTGGTCCAGTAAAAGTCAATCTGCCTGACAACTTAAAACTCAAATAAATAATAAAAAATTGCAAACTGGGTGAGCGAAAAATTAGCAGCATTTGTAAAACTATATGGCGAGAAAGCTGCAGCTGATGTAGAACGTGCAAAGGAAAATGTTAAAAAATCCGAGGATAAGTTAAAAAAGGCAAACGAACTTTGGGCATCAGCTAAAACTGAGGTCGATAAGTTGGGAATAACTAACAAGTTTTTATCAGTATTTCCAGAACCTGGAGGAGACGTAATTGCAATTGTTGGAGGAACTACACCTAACTCAAGCTATACTGAGCTTTTCGGATACGGCGACCCTTTAGAAACCCTAGTTAGAGATCTTTCTAAAAATAAGAATGCAAAGGCTAGACTCGAAAACAGTAAAAATAATCTAGCTTTTGCAGAGTCCCTAACTAAACGCGCTCCAGAAGAACACATAAGTATATTAGGAAACGCGATAGTCTCGCTTGCAGCAAGCACTTCTTCGCTAGGAGGAAGCAGTGTTGATTCCTTTCTTAAAAAAGTATTTAGCGATTACGAAGCGTATTCTGAAGATTTTATTCTTGAACTTGGAGAAGGCGTCTCGGGTCCAAGTCATGTAAACTCCAGCCAAGCTGCTTTTGATTTATTGAAGGAAAAGTTTGAAGCAGGAAAACTCGTTAAGAAAAAAGAAGAGGAGACAGAGAAAAAATCTCCTATAAACGAACCCACTGGGGAGAAAAGCGAGTCTGATGTCGTTCAGCCTAATATAAATTCTCCGGAAAAAGTAGAAACGAAACAGGTTGAAAACACGACAGAGGGAACTTCTACTGTCACCGAAAGCAAGCCGGAAGTAGTTAAAGCAGAAACTCCAGTTTCCACTGGAACAAACATAAACCTGAACCTAGAGAAAACTGCAGAAAAACCAGCAGAAACTGTCTCTTCTGGGCCGGTCTCTGCTCCAATAAACCAGCCCGTTGAAACCCCAACTTCCCCAATCAATGTCGAGCCTACTGGCACTACTTTGACTCAACAGTCAGTAGATTTAAGTAAAACGACAAACGTTTCTGAGTCCACCATAAATTCACAAAGCGGCATAGAAAACGCGCCTATGTCTAACGCCGTCTCTCCTTCCACTTCAACTAGCAGCGAGACTACTATAAATCAAACTGAACTTACTTCAGAAAATAAAAAGCCTGGGCTTTTTAAAAGGGCGCTATCTGCTGCTGGAAAAGCGCTTTCGCCTTTGGCTGAAAGAATCGGAGAAGATTCAAAGGACTTGCTTAAGGTTGCGACGAGTCGTCCTTTAGTCAAGGCATCGATAAACACAATAAACAGAGTACTTTCAAATAGGGAAAAGGAGACGACTGGAGCAAACGCACTAAACTTGACACAATCTTCTCCTACTACACAAACAAATACTACAAACACAAATACAGCGACAGACAGTCCTACTGTAAGCAACATCACTTCAACTACAAATCAACCTAGTATAGAGACAAAAATAGAAAAAGTAAATCCTTTAGTAGAAGGAAAGCCTACTACTGCAACAGTTGAGACCAAGGCTGAGGCTCAAATACAGCAGCCTGTTTCTACCCAATCATCTCCGACTGTCAATGAAGTCAAGAGCCCTACTCCAACCAATGAAATGTCTCCTACACAACAGCCTCAACCTCAGTCTGGAAGTTCATTAATAGATATTTCTTCTCTTGAAAAAAGACTTAAGAAGATCGAACTTGCTCTGACTAATCCGTTGGAAGTAATAATAAAAGACCACTAGTATTATGAAAAATGAAATAGAAAGATTGAAGCAACTGACCGTCGTGTATTCAGAGGTTCACGTTGCACTCAACGAACTTGCTTCTGAGATAAAAGAATTAGATAAGATGCGAAAGGGTCTTAGTGAGGTTCTTGATAAAACTAGAGATGAGGAAAAACAAATAATAAATAAACTAGAGAAGAAGTTCGGTAAATCATTAAGTCCGGACGATCTCTTAGAAATAATCAAGACCCATGAACAAGGACTTATTTTATAGGATCTTTATAGGTGCTGCACTAGTAATAATCATATTTTTAGCATGGCAAGCAAGGCTTTCTCAAAACAAGGCATTGGAAGAAACTGACGCTCTTAAAAAATCTATAATTGCTTCAGACAAACTCGTAAAGGAAGCAGACGGCAGATACGCTAAGCTGGTCAACTACTACAATTCTGAAAAGGACTTAAAGAACCAATTAAAGGAACAAAACAAGGAACTTTATACAGTAATAAAAGATCAAGGCGAAAGGCTACTGAGCATAACAAACACAATTGTTTCTCTAGACTCGAAGGTAACTGAAGGCTTCGGTAGCATAGATGACGTCGATACTAATAAGATAAATGTCGCCCTAAGATATCCTTCTAAAGAGGATCCCTTTGTATTCTGGGACGGTTGGCTCAACCGTAACACCGCACAATATAACGGAGAGTTTACTTTTGGAAAACTTCCAATTCAGATAGTGGTTACTGAAGACTCTAGAGGTCTTTGGAAGCACAGAATAGTTGGACCAGAATGGTTGAAAGTAGATTCATTGACTGTTAATAGCTTACCTCCTGCTGAGTATAATCCTTTGACTCCTAGAAAGCTACAGTGGATGGTAGGTGGAATGTACAATCACTCTATAATCAATCCATCTTTTAGTTCGATAGGCATAGGTGTAGGCCTAAATTTATTCGATTCTCACAACATAATCTTTAGTGCCAATTCCCAGTCTCAAGTGGGTGTGGGTTACTACTACAAAATAAAATCTTTAAAGAAGAAATAAGATGGCACAAAGCAGATTCGTAAACCTTACTGCATACTGCATGGCGGAATACATGGCTGAGCCCTTGGGTTCTACAAACTACTATACTGATGACTTCATACTAGTAGAAAACGCTAAGACTGACTCGCGTCAGATATTTAACGACGACTCGTCGTATCATACGACAAAAAACATAAAGGATCTGACCGTTGCGCCAATAGGAAACAATAACTATGCTTACTTAGACAGTGAAAAGATTCCTGACTACCTAACATACGACTCTGACTTGACTGAGACTACCGTAAACGGGTTCAATGTGGTCATGGACAAAGTTAGATTCCATTTTGTGACGGGTTTTGACTTCGATCAGTTTGTTGCATTAATCTTAAGTGTTTCTCACACCGAAAATAATGGAAAGAAGCATCAGTTTGCGAACATACTGCTTGCACCCGAAACGATAGCAGAACTCATAATCTTTAACGCAAAACCTTTGTTTATTGCGAATGCTCTATACGATCGATACATCGATATCATGGTGCCTTCTATAAAGAACATAAACGAAGATTACAAGACAGCAGCTGTTCCTGCAAATACATTTGTTGCAGCGATCACACCAACAGCTACTGCATCTACAGGATTCATCTATAACAACCCAATAGAAGTAGGACTCGCTGAATGCGCTAAAAAGAAGACAGTATTTACTGGGACAACTACAAATTACGATTCTTATGAGGTTTCTGAGTTTTACACGGCAACCGTTTCTCAGAGCAACGAGTTTGATACTGTCGGCGCATATGTGAATGAATCTGCAGTTGGCGATTACATAGAGTTCTATTTGACCTTTAATTCAGGTTTTCCTGAAGAACTTATCTCGATTCTAAACAGAAGAAACCCAGCAGACGATTGGATCATAATTCATCAGCTGAGTGTGTTTGAACAGATAGGAAGTTCTTTTGTGAACACTGCTCGACAGATATTTTTCCAAGAGGACAGTTTCGATGAACCTAACATCTTTAGACCCGTCTTGAAGAACGCAAGCCAGGCAGTAAGCATGTCGATAGACTTAATAAGTCGACTTACTAATCGTAGGGATGGTGAACAGATAATAAGAGAGGCATCGTTTAACCTAGTTTCTCCAAAGAAATATGGTAAGAAACTAAACGTTTTACCGATACTAGATAAGCCTGGATCCCAAACCGTTTACAATAAGATATTAAAGGCTAACTTTGAGGCGACTTCTTTATTCATTGAGCCTAGTCCAATATCTGGTTCTAATCAGATAACTCCACAAGGCACAGTCACTGAAGTAGTAAGAACAGAATACATCCCGATCTTCTTTAATAACAATAACATATCTGTTTCTCAAACAAACAGCTTAGTGAATGCTACTGACAAAGTAGAAGAGGTGATATTTGGTCCAGGAAAACTTAGGTTCGTTCTTTCACCGTTTGATAACCTATTAAAATTCAAGGTGTATACCAAAAACTCGGCAGGTTCTGCAGGTACTCTAATACCTCTCGACCTTAACGTAAATGCATCTAGATATAAGATAGTTTTTGAGACGAATAGCGGTAAGGTTTCTGTAGAGAACACCAGAGACGCTCAGTTAGAGAACCTATCGACTGGCGTTCTTGCTTTCAATGTCTCAAAGAAAGAGAGTGAATCTATCATAGGTTCGAAAAACAGAACGATATATTTGACATCCGTCGGTCAAGATGGAAGGGAGACCTTTATGTATTCTGGAGAATGGAGAAGACCTAACGAGCAGTCGGACGTAGATGCTGCGATAAACGCAATAATTGCAGAGTCTACTAGGGAACAGAACCTACAGAGCATACTAGATAAGATAAATGCCGAAAAAGCCAGTCTTACCTCGCAATCAGAAAAAGACGCAGCTAACTTAGTTTCTCCGATAAGAGACAAGGGACTTGCGCCTACCGTCAATCGATTTGGAATAAAGGGCGGCAAGTCCATCCAGGCGACAGGTAAGAACATGGTTTCTGGAAACACGACAGCTAATTCAAACGCTACTAAGAAACAAACTACACACACCGTTGCTAAGGATGAGACCATAAAAACCATCTCAATCAAGTATGGAGTCTCAATAGATTCAATCAAAAACGCAAATAGCTTGACGACAAATAGCGTGACTGTGGGTCAAAAGCTAATCATTGTATTCTAAAATGAATTTGCATGGCCTAAAGAAGATAAATAATAAAAATAATAGTAAGAAATGAAAGGTTTCGTAAACCAACTACTTAACTCATTAAGATCTGATCAAAAACTTGGTAAAGATCCTCTAGTAAAAATGTTGATCGAGTCTACTGACAAGTCTATTGCTTTAGGCGAACACCCAGTTGCAATCTATGATAAATTAAAAGAGGGAGTTACCGCTCTAGCCAATACTACTAAAAGTTCTGGTCTAGTTGCGATAGTCGAGCAGTTTTCTAAATTCGAGTCTACTCCAGAAACAAAAATCGCAAGCATTGCAAAAAAGATAGATCTTTCTTCAAGAATCTCTGATTTGAAGTCTTCAGGATTAGGTAAAAATCCAGTAGTCGCTTCTCAATTAGACTTGTTTGAAAACTACTTGGTTCAAGGAACCCCAGACTTTCTTTTGTGCGAGTCTTTCGTGAACCTACTTTCTTCTCATCAGTATGATAATGCTGCTAAGAATCACATGAGAGTAGTTTCAAAATACTTAAAGGAAAATCAAAGTCAACACTTGATCTTAAACGCGATCTATAACATGGACGCTATGCCTAACGGTCAATACACGAACGTTAGCAGCGAGTTAAAGAACATGCTTATCAAGGAGTCTTACACTTCAGACATCCTTAAGATCAAATATGGGACTACTATTCCTATCATAAACCAGTTGGTAAATGATCTAAGATTAGTAGAATCAAAAAAAGAAGGGTACTTTACATTAGGAGAAGGTGATTCAGTTACTTCAATCAATAACATGATTGCACCGGCTACTCAAGCGAAAGACGGGTTTATTGTTTACACAAACGACCGATTCGTTTCTGTTCGTGAGTCAAAGTCACTAACCGGTAAGGAAGCTAAGATCTATGTAAACGAAAACATTAAGATCGCTGAAGTAGATCCTAATTATGTCAAAGAGAAGTTTCCTAGATTCTATAAGGTTGCTGAAGCTTTTGCTACCTTAGGTTTTAAGAAAAACATCGATGGAACTGGTGTAGAGTCTAATTCAATTAGAAACTTTAACCTAAGACTTTCGGTAAACGAGCAAAATGCAATCGATCTTTACCTAAACGGTAACCTAATCGATGAGGCTAGTGAAATCAGCCTTAACGAAGCAATCTCCTTAGAGACTGCTGATACCAAACAAAGACTGAAAAACCTACTAGAGAATACTGAAAACATCTTTAACTTTGATTTTATCAAAGAGGTGACGAACGATAGAACTCTAGCCGAAGCTCAAGTGTTCAAGATCAATAACGAATACTTCATCTGCGAAAAGTTGAACGCTGCAGAATACGATTGGAAGAAGATGGACGAATATCAAATGTACGAGTTTTTTGCTCACAAGTTCAACTACGACATCAGCCCTATATTCAAGACAAAAATCGATGAGAAGGTTGAAAAATACAAACACATCGAGAACAAGAAAAAAGAGATCTTAGGTGACGTTAGTAAACTAGAAGTTACATTAGACAAGTTACAATCTGCAATACACAATCCAGACCTAGACTCTGACGCAGTTAAAAAGTTGGAGAAAATCAAAGAGTCTGTTGAAACAACTATGAATGCGCTTAAGCAAGATTACGTAGGACTTGATCTGATAAAGAAAAACGTATAACTGTAAGTATACCAGTATTAGAAAATGGGTGTTATTTTTTAGCACCCATTTATTTTTTTATCAGTTTTATTTTTATTATTTCATTTATTTAGTATTATAGTTTCAAACTTAAAATTATTTCAAATGAAAAGTAAAATCCTAGTCGGCCCGATCCAAAAAGGACAGCCAATGGTTAGCAACTCAGTAGCTAGCAAAATCCAAGAAAACCTTAAGAAAATGAAGAGCGGTAATTTCTTCGAAGTCACTGGAGTAGAGTCAAGACGCGAGGTCTGTAACCTACGAGCAAGCATCTCATATTTCACACGCCGAAACGGCATGAAGGTAGCGACTTCGCACAAAGGAAACAAGCTAGTTGTCACAAAACTAAAAACAAAGAGCGAAACTCCAAAGACTGAAACAGTATAAGAGTTAAAATAAATATCTTGATGGATACTAGAATAGACTTTAATACTGCAAAAAAATTCAATCAGCTTGAACTCATCGACTGGAAGACTCGTTACGGAGACTTCCAGTTCTGGGTTCGAAGAGGGCTGAACGAAGTAACTTACAATGTTGGCACAAACGTTTCACGTGGACCCAACAGTGGAGAGTACATCAAGCCCTTTGTTGCCAAGAGCATGGGAGAACCGCTTGACGTAAACTTTATGCTAAACCGCGAAGACACTTGGTTAGACATAGGCGGACACATGGGATTCTTTGCTATTCGAATGGCAAAGCAGTTTCCAAGAATAGAAAAGGTGATCTCTTACGAGGCGCTTCCTCATAACGTTTCCTTTGCGCTAGAGAACATAAAGCTTAATGGAGTCGAGAGTCGTTGTGAAGTCGTACAGAAAGCAATCAGTCCAACCGATGAAGAAAAAATAGACTTTTTCATATCTACTGATTCTGGCAAGCACTCGATCTTGAAGATTAGAGGTCGTGAAAACATCAGCGTTCCTGCGATCAATATAAACGATGCAATCAGAGAAAGCGGAGCAACTGCTATCAAGATGGACGTTGAGGGAGCAGAATACGAATTGATCAAGGCTGTGACTGATTGGTCTCAGATCAGGGTGATAGTTGTTGAGTGGCACTTCAATGCACTGCGTGCCTTAAGAAAAGGTAAGGATCACAGAACTCAACTGTTCGGCGAGATCATGCAGATCCTAGGAGAAAACTTCGATGAGATTCGCAAGCTGCCAAACGTAGCAGAAGGTAAGAACTACATAACTCACTTTGTTGCGTACAAGAATGATACTGAAGAGTCCGTTTAATCTTCTACAAGAAATATACAATGAGCATCCATGGCGGGTGCTCATTTGTTGTATTATGCTGAATTGTACTTCTAGAAAACAGGTAGATAGGGTAAGGGATCGATTCTTTGAACTCTATCCGGATCCTGAAAGCGCAATATGTGCAGACCCAGAAGAAATGGCGGAGGTGATAGCTCATTTGGGTTTCAAGAACAAAAGAACTAGGACAATACAGAGGTTCTCAAAGGACTGGGTTGAACTCGATTGGATTGAACCTAAAGAACTATATGGAATCGGCAAGTATGCTCAGGATTCATGGGAGATCTTTAGAAAAGGAAATCTTAATGTCGACCCTACCGATGGGGTCTTAAACAAATATCTAGCTTGGGCTAAAACCCAAGATAAAAATCCAATAAAATAAAATATGAAAAGTTTATACGCATACTTCGGTCTACTTGACCTACATGACATTGATTCTCCAGGCCATTCTCTCTATCAGTTGGGACTCATTGATTCAATCGCTTGTCACTTTAATCAAGAAAAGTTTGATTTTTTAACCTACTATCCTGACGAACTGTTAAGTCAAACAGTATCAAATAAGGAGCTCTTCGGTTTCCCAGAAGACTCGCATCATTCTAAGATATTCAAAGAGTATTTTGAAATGAGAATAGACGAGTATTTGATAAGTTCCCACAGAGTGTTTGCAAATATTTCAAACCGTACATACGATAAGCTTTTCCTAAAAGCTAGGTTTAGAAACCTTTCTACTTTAGGTAAGAAATGGCGAGACGCTAGGCTTTTTGAGAGCCTGATCCAACACGCAATAGAGTATGGCTATGAAAAAGAGGACATAATCATACTTGACACCGACCTTTCTCTTTCTGAAAAATTCGTTGAAAAATACAAAAGCGTCGTCACCATCGTGATTCCATCGATAGACTTTCCTGCAATTTCAGGTTCTTTTCTAAAAGACTGTTACGACGCTAATATCGAAAACTGGTCAAAAAAGTGTGAGGGTCTAAACACAGTGTATTATGGAAACGTTGATACTTCAAAATACAAGGAAGGGAATCAAAAAAATGCGATCTTGGGTCAAGCCATTCATAGAATAGAAGAAATGAAGGATCATGAAGACAGTTTGACTTTGATCTGTAAAAGAGAGGACTATCCAACAGCAGTGACTAAGCCTGAACGTAACATACATATCGATAGGAACGATCGAATAGGGATCTTTAACTCGCTAGCGATGTCCAACATAATGTTAAATGTCACTAAAGACAAATACAATGACTTGGAATTCATACCTGCTAGAATCTATGAAGCCATCATTTTTGGAATGATTCCGGTCTCGTACAAGTTTGAGTTCATGCATAACGCCTTTTCATTCAACGACCTTGACGATTTGGAGGAAATATATCTCTATTTTAAGGACTGTTCACACCAAGACATGTTGACCAACTACACCTCGTTTGTCAATAGCTTCATAAACGCAAAACCCTTTAGCTTGTATAACTAAAAAGCTGCATTCGGTCGGATAAATAATTAAAACTGATCGATATGACTGCTGAGCAGATACTTGCTTGTGAGTTTCTAAATGCTGAGTTTCCAAAATACGAAAAGCAGCTATTTAGTACCGTTACTCTCGAAAACCTAGTTAGCGAGGCGTATTCCTTAAATTCTATAGAATCTGCCATCCCTGAAGAAACCTTCATGGAAATACACCTAGAAAACATACTAAATCCAAACGGAAGTAGGGTAAAGGATTATTACCTAGGTTTATCTAGCGGAAGAAACCAGATACTTGAGGAAGCTCGTGCAATGGGACTTAACACCCAACAGATAAACGAAGCAATCGAAGACTTTAGAAACTTCATAAAGCACAAGCTTTTTGAGGAGTCTATGGCCTTAGGCGCACCTGTGCTTGCAGCAGACGGCTTCGATGCTGCCTTGGCTGGAGGAGAAAAGGCTGTGCCTGCAGGCGGTTCAAAATGGACTATCTTAGGTACTCTAAAGAAACTATGGAATGGACTTACTGAAGGAGGTTCCGTGATAGGGATAATTCACCTTATCATAGACATTGTCGGTCTGGTTGGAGATTTCATATTTCCAGGAGTAGGA